GGGAGGTCATTAGATTTGAACTTTTGGAGATTGTATTTTACTATGTATATTCAATCTATCAACTTTTCTATGTAGTGCTCACGTCCTTGGTACGGTAAAAATAAAAATAGCGATTAAAAACCGCACAACATATTTTAAAGAAACTTATCTATCCCTGATGCGCACCTTTCCGAAAGTCAGCTTAATAGCGCAAGTAGGACGCTCGAGGTCGAATAGTAGATAGTTTTACTGTCTTCAAAGTATTTTCGATCAATGGCGTTAATTCTTAATAGTTTGACGTGGAAATCGAATTATTTTGAAGGGGCTCTTTGTGATGTTGTAAGTATATCAACTTCCTCCCCACATCCCCACTCATCTCCGACCAATCCTTTTCTTTAAAATTTTCAATTCCAATTTATTTTGGGACTGGTGTCTTCCAGTATAAATATCTGATTCATTTCAGTGAGCTCTTGAGCTTCAGGATAAAAACATATGTGCAGCGAATCACTCAAAAACGCTAGTCATGGTAGACTTGAAACACTGCGCATGGTATAAGCGCTGACTTCGGTCTGAACTGCCAAAAACCCCTCTCTCTCTACTCTATTATTACAATTACACCCACCCACGAGAGACCACGATTTGAAAATGCCGCAAACTTACGATATTAACGATATGCCCCCGCGTAGGAAAAGTCCTAAGCCCAATAGCTGCCAAAAAACAAAAAGTCCCTCCGTCGTGTCTCCGGTTAAAATTAGAGAAACAAAAATTGAGAAACTCCGCAAGGACAAGAACTTATCTAAGTTTGAGTTCAAACCGGAGTCCTCCTCCGACAAGCCTGTGCAAGGTCCAATTGCTACTCAGGTACTTGTTGAGTGTTCCGCTGCCAACGAATCATTGCTTAGTTCGCAGTCGAGTTCACCTACAGACTTGTCAGAAGAACAAAAGAAATTTTTGCGCTTCGCGCACTTTCGAAGAACAGTTAGTGCCATCCCTGGCGTGAAAAAGAAAGATCTTGAAGCGATTCTTGCCGAGCATTTTCCAGAAATGATAGCTAGTCCTCAAGGTTTAATGGACATATTGAATCTTGGTATAGACAGTGAAGCTGTCGCCCAAGCTTTTCAATCGGTTGATAGACTCTCATCCAGTGTTTCGTCCCTAAAAGACACAAAGTTGAGTCATACAATTGAATTACAGCCAGTTGCGGCCAAGATAGCAAATGAAGCTGTTGCAGTTGCATCAAAAACAATCGATTCGCTTGACAATTTGACGTCGATTCTTATGGTGTTGGCCGTTGTCATTGTTATGCGCCCTACCACTTACCGTGAAAAGGTTTTGGTTGGCGTGATTGTTCTCGGTTTTGTTGCTACAAAGTCTAGCATTTCTGACTTGTGGCACAATTCTTCGTTGTGTTCGTGGCTTTCCAGTCCCTTTGAAGAGGAAGTCGTTCCGCAAGCATTTTCTGTCGACGAGTTGACGTCTATGGTTGTGGGACTTTTGAACACATACGTTTTCCTTGGTTCCGGCTCTGATTTATTTTCTCCAACCAAATTGGCAAAAGTGATCAATAGCATTAGTCGCACTGAGATTGGAGTTAGTTCTTTGATTAGAACTGTCCATTTGCTGACTAGTTACGTGCATTCCAGCATAGATCATTATTGGAAAGGCAATCCTTGGTTTGTTACATGTGGTCATAGTTTCATTGATGAGTTTTTGCGCGAGTCCTCCGAAATTCTTCTTCTTCATGAAGAAAGAAAATTGTTGGATTTACGTTCATCTTTGGATCGTGTTCGAGCTGCCGTGCTGCTTGGAGAAACCGTTGCCGTCAAGATTCCGGGCTCTCATGAGACAGTTGGGATAAGAATGCAAGTCAATAATTCTCTTTCAGAAATGAAGAGAATTAAGAAGCTTCTTCTTGCTTCCAATTTTGAGAACGCTGGTCTTCGTGCTGAGCCCACAGGTCTCTTATTGTGTGGTCCTCCTGGAGTCGGCAAATCTAACTCCATGCAGCATTTCGCCCATGCCATTAATGCTCTCACGCTTAGCGATGTGGATTTTGACATCTACTCGGAAAACCCCGCTTCTGCAATTTACACTCGCAACGCGGAAAATGTTTTCTGGGAAGGTTATAAACAATCGCACAACATTGTCTTTATCGACGATGTTGGACAAGCGCGAGACATTCAAGGTTCTCCGGACAATGAGATCATGAACACTATTCGTGGAATCAATATTTTCGATTACCCCTTGCATATGGCTGAAATTTCCTCAAAAGGGAACACCACCTTTAGATCCAAGTTTGTGATGGCTAATACCAATCTTCAGAATTTCAAGTTCGAGAGCATAACCCAGCCCGGCGCTTTTTTGCGACGTTGGGATGTTGTTGTCGATGTTATTCCGAAAGATGAATATTGCCAGAATCCTGACTTGCCTGATTGGAAGAAGCGTTTTGATCGCTCGAAGTTGCCTCTTTATACCGCTGAGGATACTGGCGGTGATCCGACAAAGCAACATTTGATTGGAGATACTAAAATGTCTCCTGAGTTTTGTTGGTATTATCCTAAGAGGATGAACAAGTCTGAAACAGGTTTTGTGCTCGTTGATAAGCGGCTCGAATTCAAAGAAGTTGTGTTCCTTGTTTATGAAACGCACTTGAGGAAAGAGAGATTTCACAAGCAATCTTTGCAGAGTCTTGACGAAAGGTTGAAAGAATACCGTGGTCAGACTTCCGACGAAGAGGAAGAAGTGCAAATGGATGACATGCCTGTTCCTCAGGCTGATACACCTAAGCCTGAGCAAGAGTTTGATTTTGTTTCTCGCCTCAACTTTAAATCACGAAGGTTGTTGGATGATATCAAGTATTCCAACCGTGAGCATTACCACAAGATATTCGCTATCATGGCAAATGTCTATGTTCAGAGTGAGGTTCTTGGTGGGATGTTTTGGTTGCAAGAAGCCTTCGATCATGTTGTGACGTTTTTTGACAAGAACGGCTTTGAGACCGATATTTGGCAGCCTTATGGGGTGACAAGTTGGTTGACGTTTTTCAATGTCTTTTCTGAAGAGATCTATGTGAAAACTATGCTTCCTAAACCCTGTTCTCCTGCGGCTAAAAACTTCATTAACAATGTTGAATTGAGTCGCACAGCTCTTGAACAGTTGTCTATCATCAATAAGACATGTCCTACTTGGGTCTCTTGGCTCTATCGGGTTTATAAATACACTTTCGCTCATGCTTGTGTGTTTGGTCGTATGTTGATGGACGATCCCCTTGGTTTAGTTGTCGGAATTGCCTCCCGTGGTTATCATTTCACGGTTGCCACCTGTCGTGCCATGACGCGTTCAACTCTGTTGAGTTCTATTTTGGCCACAGGTGCTGTAACCCTTGCTTTTAAAGCCTTGTCTATGGCTATACCTTACATTTTCCCCACAAAGAAGGCAAAGAAAAGCAGACGTGATTTTGGTTTGGCTATCGCTCAGTCAGACGATGCGGAAGTCATCACAGCTAGAGAAGAATTTGCTATTGCCCAACTTGTTTTCAAAGCGGCACAGGAGCACTATGACAAGAAGGTCGCCTCACTTAAGCTCAAATTGATTGAGGAAGGTGACAATGAACCGTTGCCTGAATCTGATGAGAGATCCAATAGGTCGCATAAAGTTAAGCGCGTGATCAGACCGAAACGCCCTACTGTTGCCCAGCCTCAAAGCATCCAGAAGCACAATTCCAATCTGATTTCGATTCAAAAAAGAATTGCGTTGAAAAACACGTTCAAGTTCTACACGCCCTCAGGATCCGAAAGAGGCAAACACACGCATTCGGGTTATGCTCTTGCTGTTCATGGTAAAGCCCTGTTGTTCCCTTATCATTTCCTGAGTGTCATTTCATCAGGATTGGACTCTCCCGAGTCTTTCATTACAGGTTCTTCACTCATTCACTTGAGGAGAACCGTTGGTGATTATGTCATCATGTCATTGACCGTTGATGAAGTCCTTAATTCATATCGGGAGTATCCTAAAGGGGAAGAACAAGATTTGGTCATAATAGTCTTGCCGGAGCGTTTTCAGCCCATTGTTAGCTGCTTGAGATTCTTCTCCACAGAACGACAGATCGATGCTTACAGGAAGATTGATGCAATACTTAGTATTCCTGGTCCTGGAGAAGGCATTACAGAATTGCATTCTGTGATAGCTCAATCCTCGGAGAATCAACAAGTGGGCTCTTTCGAATATGAACCTTACACCGTGAAGAAGGTCTTCACCTACGCTTCTCAAACCAGCGCGGGTGATTGTGGCTCGATGCTTTTTGCGAATGACAAGACCAATGTCAATTCCATTATAGGCATGCATGTTGCAGGTTCTCCGTCATTGAAAACCGGCTTCTCGTCGCAAATTTCTCGTGAATTTCTGGAAGCGTACCTGGAGTTTCTTGGTTTAGATGACATCATGCCCCCTGAAGTTGATTTTGTTAACGAAATTGATCTCGCGGTTCCAAACATGAATGTAGTTGGCGAAACGAAGCAAGGTTCTCCGTATCCCCGCTCAATTGGGAGAACCAAAATTGTCAAGTCGCATCTTCATGGTAAAGTTTCTGAGGTTTTGCGAGCTCCAGCTAGGTTGAGACCCTTCTTCGTTAACGAAGTGAGGATCGATCCCAATCAACTGGCGCTCGCTAAGTATTGTGAGCCGGACGTTTATTTAAGCCCCGATACCTTGAATTATGGTGTCGAATCGCTCATTGGGTTTTTAAGACACGTTTCAACGATCAATGTCACTGCCGAAGTTTACAGTTACGATATGGCCGTTCTCGGTGATGATAGTGGTTACTGGAGCGCGATTCCCCGTTCAACTTCTAGTGGTTATCCGTGGAATTGCATGTCGGGAACTTCTGCGAAGACAAGGTTTTGGGGTACGGAGGAAAGGTACAATTTAACCAATGAGCAGGCCATTGCTCTTGAGAAGAAAGTCCAGGCATGTATTAAGTCTGCCCGAAACAACACTCGCACTTTGCACATTTTTACGGATTCTCTTAAGGATGAAAGACGTTCTTTGCTCAAAGTGCAAGCTGGTGTTACCCGTATGATCTCCTGTTGCCCTGTCGATCTTTTGATTTGCTTCCGTATGTATTTCGGCGCTTTTCAGAAATGGCTTGTCGCCAACCGCATTGAGAACGGTATGGCTATAGGTATAAATGAACATTCTGCGGAATGGGATGTTTTGGCTCGCAAGTTGAATCGCTTTGGACCCAGACCCAACAAGGGTGCTGGTGACCATCAGGGTTTTGACACGAAACATCGTGCCGCTATGTCCGAGGCTGTTCTCAGGGTTGTTGAAAGCTTTTATGGCAAGTGCGACCCCCTTGACCAACGAGTGCGAAGAGTGTTGTGGCTCGAAGTGACCAATTCTTTCCATATAAATGAAGGAATTGTGTATTCTTGGTTTACAGCTCTTCCCTCCGGCATCTTCCCTACCACGTTTTACAATTGCTGTGCAAATCAGATATTGTTTAGAATGGCGTGGATGGATGCTGTTCAGGGTTTGAAGTTTCCACTGCCTCCTTTTGACACTTGTGTCTATCTCTGTGTCATGGGTGACGACAATGTCTTTTCAGTTTCAGCTCAATTTGAGTCGGTCTTCACTGAAGTTACTTTGGCTACTATATTCAAGGAGTATGGTTACGTTTATACACCTGAAGATAAAGAGGTGGCTCAGCATAGTGTCAAACTGCGTGCTCTTCATTTGGTCTCATTTTTGAAGAGGAGGTTTATACGACATGAGGATTATGGTCGTATGGTTGGACCGCTCGAATTGAATTCGATTTTGGACATGTTGCAATGGCAAAAGGAAACTAGCAATTCCTATGCAGATTGTGAATCGCTTGTGCAAACGGCTCTCGAGGAACTCACATTCTATCCTCGAGCAGTATTTGAAGAATGGAAAACACGGTTATTCGACGCCATTAAAAGCGTCGACGGGATCACACCTCCTTTGAACTCCTCTTTCGAGCACTTAATTCAAGAAATCAAGTGCCGTGATGGTGAGCCGGGGTCGTTGGATTTCGATTGCCTTACTTCTGATTACGACGCTCTCCAAACCGCACGTGTTGATCAAATGGAGAGTGAGCGCTTTTGTAAGGATCTAGGTGGGTTTTTTAACCTTACTGTCAGAACGCCTAACTGGCAGCCCCAGTCAAGTTCAGAGATCAATGCAAATTCAGGTCGATTTGTTCATCGGCCTGTCTTACACCGAACAGCTACAACCACGCAGAGTGCGGGAAACACTATAACAGACCAAATTTCTCCCGGCTTGACTAGAGAGGGAGTTTTCGAGACAGCTCGTGAGATGCCTATGAGATCTCAACAAACGTCAGATACCACGAAGAGTACTGTGGATGCTGACACCCCAATCACACAAATCGTCAACTATGTTCCGCTTAACACTAGCCTCCTGGATTCTGCCAGAACCGGTGTTTCGCAGGATGTTCGTGCATTTCTTGCCAAGCCGATCGTTATCGCGAACGGTTCGTTCACCACGGCAGATACCTATGCAAATTTCATTTACACCAGTGACGGAATCCCTCAATCTTTGCTTTATGCACAGCCCCTATGGATTAATAAATTGGCTGGAAACTTCGCCTTTAAGGGAACTTTGCACTTGTCCTTGCAAGTCAATGCCACTCGATTTCAGGCTGGACGATACATCCTCGGATGGGTTCCCAGTGGAGGAGGAACTGACCCCAACAAGTTCCGAAGACAGCACACGGCCTCGCTTACGCTCGCCACTCAGTGCCCTCATGTTGAAATCGATATCAACTGCGACTCTGAAGCTTCGCTCATTATTCCCCACATCACGGCGCAAGGCTGGGCGGCGTTAAACACTGTTAATTCCACAATTTATGGTAACAATGGAAGTATTTTCATTGCTGCTTATGAAGGATTGTTGGTTTCAACGGGTTCCCCTGTCGCCACTTGGACCTTGTTTGCTCACTTTGAAGATGTTGAGTTTTGTATGCCTGTGCAACCACAGTCGAGAAGTGGTGTTCAAACGCGAGTTCGTCGTAAAGTTAGAATCCCAAGTGAAATGGAACAGGAATCACAGGGTTTGGGTCCTTTGTCAACCGGTCTAACACTTATGAGTGCTGGAGCTCAAGCTATGAGTTCCATACCACTCATTAGTTCGGTTGCTGGCCCTATGGCTTGGGCGACCGCTGTTGCAGCGAAAGTTGCTTCTGCGTTCGGTTGGTCCCGTCCACATAATGCTGCTCAAACTATGATGGTCCAGAGATTTATTTCTCCTAGACTAACTAATGTTGACACTGCAGATAACTCCACTGTTCTTGGAGCGAACGACTCGAACGCAATTGAGGAATTGCCTGGCTTCGCTGGTTCAAATCTTGATGAGATGTCCTTGTCTTATCTGGTTTCAATTTCAGCGTATTGGGCTAGATTGAATTGGACCACCTTGGCCGTGCAAGGAGCAACACTGGCAAACGTAGAGTTGGATCCTCGCAACTACTACACAACAGCAACGATTGGACTCGTCCCCGTCCAATCACTCACACCCCTGACGTATTTCTCTGGATTTTTCGCCTTGTATCGTGGAAGCATACGCTTCACTTTCAAGTTGGTTAAGACTGAGTTTCATACCGGCCGTTTGCTTGTGGTTTTCAAACCATATGATGCATTGGCCGGCGCGATTGCGGGTGCGACTTTTGCTGGTTCTGCTTATGAACATCGTGAGATTATCGATGTTCGTCTTGGCAATGAATTTACTTTGGAATTTCCTTACATGTCTATTTCGCCTTATCGTCCTACAGCTGGTTCTGATTCTGGCTACGGCTTTGTTTACGTATATATCCTGAACGCTCTTGAGTGTCCAGCTAATGTTCCACAAACCGTGCCAATCTTGATCGAAGTTTCTGGCGGTAAGGATTTCGAATTTGCGGAGCCTTGTGACATGTCTGGAAGACCAACTCAAGTTTATGTGCCCCAGTCTGGAAAGAACGTTTGCGAGATTGTTTCAGAACAACTCGGAAACTCTTCCACAGGAGAGACCGATGCTCCTGCGAGATTATGTATTGGTGAACGAATCACTTCTATTCGGCAATTGCTCAAACGATTTGCTGTAAGTGTTCCCAATACATCCCCCACTCCTGCCAATGCCCATTTATGGAATATGTTCCAATTGGATATGGGTTTTGTTGACGCAACTGGTGAAACACTTGCTGCTGTCACGCCCGACACGTATGCGTACTTTGCTGCGTGTTATGCATTGGAGAGAGGGGGGCTAAGAGGAAAGATTTTGACACAGTCGAGTTTAAACTCGAGAGTGCTCACAATTGCGTGGCCGTTCATCACCGGTACCATTCTTCCTCTGGCCTCTCAGCTCTGGACGACTTCCCCATCCACCTACACCCCCGACTATCTCGGCTCGCAGAAATTGAGAGCTTTCTATGATGTTGCTACGACCGGTGGCCCTGAATTTCAGGTTCCTTTCTACAATAGATTTGCTTCGGCAGCTGTTGCAGACTTGATAGGAACCAATTCGGCGCTTCCAGTTTCCATGCATTATAGCACCGTTGGGCCCGTGCCACGCCAAAGAGCTATGAATATCTTTGAAACAGCACCGGCCTCTGTGCCAGCCGTGATGCGGGCAGTATCTGAAGATTATTCTTTGGGACTGTTTATCTCTGTACCCCCGCTCATTGGGTACAACGTTGACTATGTCGGATAAGTCAACATTTCCAATACTCATGAATTTTCGCAGTTCAATCATGAGTTACAAGTTTGCGCTGCGATCAGTTTTTCCACCACTGATTAAACAAACTTGGCAGTTATTCTATCACTGTTTTTATTTTTACCTATAGGTTACCTTCATTCGTTTGTCGTGCCTGCCTGCTCCTCTACGGGGGTGGTCAATCACGCCACGCATATAGGATGATAAACTTCCTGGGTCGGGCTTTAGCCGTGTAATGCAGTAGTGTTTATAAACACTATTGTTCCCACACGATAAAAT